CTCTCCATCCTTAACTACCAGGATAACTTTTATGCCTATTGACAGACATACTGTGCTCACGCACCCGGATCGCGAGATCAAGGGACGTGGGCGACAGGAGAAGCTTCTTACGAAGCTCTCTAGCCTCGTGGCGCGCAAGCACCAGGTGGCTATGCCCGAGTTTGAACCTTCGTTCTTCAGTGATGAAGAGCTTCGGCAAGAACTCGGTTATGTCAAGAAGCTGCTAGTGACTCCGGTAGCGAAAAATGGATGAGGGAACCTATCTCTTCTTCCAGTTTATTCTGGCACTCCTCCGCGCATGGATAGCGGGGTGGGAGTGGGGAGACCCAATCGCAATGATTGGGTCCATCATACAACCTGTATGACGGGTGCTCTTCGCACGTCTCCTTAATTGGGGTTACAAACCCTTAATTCCTTTCTGAGCTAAAAGATATGCCATCGCGAATCTACACGAGATACAAGGACATTGCTGCCGGGAACAATGGAGGTATCGCCACTATTGCAGTGGCTGACGAATCCAGTACTTGGCAGCGGTCCTCTCGTGTTGGGCGCAAGCTGGTTGTGAAACCATTACCTTGCGACATGAAGAAGTGCATTAATTTGCGCTGGAGCGTTGCACCGAACGGGCCTAATATAGCCAGTCCGACAACAGCTTCAATCTTCATGGGACTCCCAGGCGATTCATCGTCTAGCTTTGCATCCCTTGACAACCAGGCTTACGCCAGGTTTAATGGGAAACTCAGAAAGGGTAGCGCCTCTTTAGGCGTTACGTTGGCCTCCTGGAAACAATCCAGAGACATGATTCGACAACGGCTAAATCATGTTGGGTCAACGTTAGACTCTGCTTACGCTCGCCTTAAGGGCGATAAGGGCGCTGTGAAGCGCCTGCGTAAAGAGCGGCAACCTCTAGCTAATCAGGTCCTTGAGACCGAATTTGGCTGGATCCCGCTCTTTCAGGACGTACATGCCGCACTTTTCACAGTGGTGCAGCAGAGTAACGTGGCAGAGTGGATCACGAGTCGTGCTCGTGGTACCGTCGACAGTGAGAGTGTAACCCTGTCCTCAGGGGGCAATTACCGGAACACCATGAGGTGGACTGGTAAGCGCTGGGTGACGTACAATGCTCGGGTGAGCATTGCTAACCCTAATCTCTGGCTGTTGAACCGCTTGGGTCTAATAAACCCTGCGACGGTCGCGTGGGACATTATCCCGTGGTCGTTTGTGGTGAATATGTTTGTTAACGTGAATCAGATGATCAGCTCCGTCACCGACGAAGTTGGGTTGTCGATAACAGACAGAAACGTCACAAGAGGTCAACGTATCCTGTTGACGAACGACGTTCTTCCGCTTAAACCGCAGTCCTCTGGATCGCAGTTTATGTACTGCGGTACTGGCCACTCAGAAAATGAGTTGACCACCCGCAGTAGGCAGTTGAACGCCGCCCCGTCACTCAGTTGGCAACTTAAGGTCCCCGATCTGAACTGGGAGTTGGCTGTAATAGCCAGTTCCCTTTTACTTCAGAAAGCGGATCGCCTTAACAAGCTGATCAGGGTGATTTAACGCAACTTTGGGCTTTATTGCCCTCCTTCAAAAGGTAAAGAACCATGCCTCAAGCCACCGACATCACCATTAACAATGGTGCCGCTACCCCGGTCGCAAAGACCTTCACTCTCATCAGCCCTGCGGCTGGTGATGGCTCATACGCCAACTGGCGTCTGAAAGAAGGTACCATTTCGTCCGTGTTTCCACGTATTGCCATTTCGGCTCGCGCCAATGGCAACAACGCTCGGAAAGCCAACATCAAGATCCAGATCCCGTCCAGTTACACGGACGCGGCAACGGGCTTGACGAAGGTTAGCAGCGCATTCGACTTTAACGCCGATGTGACTGTCCCTGACGACTTCCCTGAGAGTCTCAAAAATGACGCGCAAGCGTTTGTGGTCAATGCCGTGGCTCACGCCCTGGTAAAGGCCATTATTCGCGACGCCGTCCCGGCTACCTAATCGTAGTCTAGAGACATCATCAACTCTGAGGAAGGATAGGTATTACATGGAGCATCATTTGCTACGTGTCGTCCTCGCGCTTTGCGAGGACGTGGCCACGCCGCGCGCCTTAGCTGTGAAGCTTTTGGCGGAAAACGGCGAGTGGACGCAACTGCTTAAGTTGCGAGTCAGGCCTCGAGATTACGCCGATAGTGAAAGCTATTGGAGGGATGCTCTGGTGACAGAGCTCCTCCGTAAGTCTAATACACCTACGGATGTGGATCGCGAGGGGGCTGCTGTTGCCTCTTTCTACGCATGCGAGCGGAGAAATGCAACTACTAATGCAAGATTGTCACGGTTTATGCCCGAAGATCCTCTACTCGAGGACCCTGTGGACGACCGCGTTATGCGCTTCATCAGCGCATGGCGTAAAGATGTCGATCTTGTGATGGGAACACTGCCCGTTCACCTGACTCCCCGGTTTTCGGGGGGTGCCACGTATGGTGATTCCGGAAAGTTAACAACTACGCCGGACAAGATGTCCAGTACTCCTCAGATCACTTCCGCCGCACGAGACCTGCTCTGCTTTTGGCAGGAGACTTCGTGGTTCAGGGCCCTCTGTGAAGAGCGCCCCTGGCAGAGTGATCCTCTTACGGTACGCGGTAATGTTTTCTTTACCGTGCCCAAAGATGCTGAAAAGTATCGCGGGTGTTGCAAAGAGCCTTCCCTCAACATCGCTTTCCAACTTGACGTTGGGAGGTTGATGAAGAGCAGGCTCAGACGTATCGGAATCGATCTTAAGACCGGTCAGGCGCTTCATAAGCACTTGGCTCAAAAGGCAAGCCTAACAGGCGAACTGGCTACGATCGATATGAGCAACGCTTCCGACACCCTGTGTCGGGTCCTGCCACGCCTTCTCTTGCGGAAGGAGTGGTTTACGTTGCTCGATTCTCTTCGTGCCACACATACGTTAATGCGAGACGGGCGCTGGGTTCGGCTGGAAAAGTTCTCCTCAATGGGGAATGGCTTCACGTTCGAGCTTGAGTCGCTTGTCTTTGCGACGTTGGCACGGCGAGTGGTTGCCGATGAAGGGGGTGACCCCGATTTGGTTTCGTGCTATGGGGACGACCTCATAGTACCTGTCGAGCACTGCAAAACAGTGCTCGCTGCTCTCGCGTTCTTTGGGTTCGAACCCAACGAACGGAAGACCTTCGCTGAAGGTCCTTTCCGAGAATCCTGCGGCGGTGACTTTTTCAACGGTGTACCCGTGAGGGCACACTATATCGAGGAGCTACCAGATGAACCGCAGAAATGGATATCATTGGCGAACGGCCTTAGACGAGTGGCTCAAGCAGACCTTGGCAATATCCATCGCTGGAATGTTGTTAGGCGTGCTTGGCACCGTTGTTTGGACGCTGTACCTAGTGATATCCGTAGGTGTCGGGGCCCTATCCACCTCGGCGACAGTGTCATCCATGACATTGAAACCGAGTGGGGGCATACAAAAATACGACCTAAACGCCGAACCACCGCCTGTCGAAGATTCGTCCTCGACGATGGCAGTGGACCGGAGGTAGACGCCGTATTTGCGTATTTACCCGTACCAACTGTCCTCCCATGGACTAATTGGTTACCTACCGTGCAGCTTGCGAGCTGTACCCTGGGTTATCCTAGCCGCGGAGTAACCCCTCGTGGGGGCGTCTCCGGGTATCGGATAGCGCGTGTACCGTCGAGGTACACAAGCGATTGGGAACCCATGACCCGTTGATTACGGGTCGGAGTACTTTCTGAGCTCATCACTCAGGTTGGGCCTCGCAAGAGGGGAG